CGAGAAATGCAACCACATCCTGCGACACTCCAGTTCTTGCTGAATCCAACAAGCTGGGGTGTAACGGGACATAGTTCTGCAATTGTGAAACTGGGGTATCTGCATCCACAGTACTCTTAGTAGTATCGGACGTCTGCTGAGAAGAACCTTCAGGCAAACGTGTCATTTTCATCAAAGCCTGATCATCTTGACCAGGGGGTGCAGCATCAGTTAAGATGTTGCCTTGTTTGTTTGTAGCAGTCCGTTTTAAGACCACGCGATGAACCAATCGCGTGGAATTTCCCATCGATCCTGGACTTGAGTGGGGCTGCCACCGAGGCGTCCTGACTGTATTGCTAAATAGCAAACCTCGTAGCTCTTCTAAGCGCTCTCCTTCCATTTGATAATGGGGTGCATCGTGGAAGGAGTCGTAACCAGAGAAGAGTCGGTGCGGATCAACTTTAACCGGCACTTCATCACGTTCCCTAAGCAATCTAGCTCGGGTTGCGTAACTTTGCGCTCGAGGTTTAGTGAGTCCACTAATTTTGTCCATAGCATCTAATATCCTAGGTGCTAGGGTGTCATAGATTTCTGGACCATGATAAATAAGTTCATCAAGAGCCGTGGAAACAATGTCTTCACAATCAGCATAAGAATTACTCGAATCCTTCTGCCAATTAATCATATCTGTCACTGTCTCCAAATCTAATGGGGCAACGTATCGACCAAATCCTCGATCGAACCTGAAACCCCTCTTCAGGAATGCTGTACGTGCCAGTGGCTTCATCTCCCATGAATGCGTGGACTTGTCTGCTGGCGTGTATTTATAGCCAAGAGTCGCAACAGCTTCTGCAACTGATTTCCCATTGAACCGGGAAATAAACAATGGTCTGACACTGTAGAGATTATCATCTCCCAACACTATCAAATACACATGATCGTCAAATCGTGGCCTTGGAATGGAATAACCAGCCATGTTCTTTACCCAAGCAACTCGCATCAATAACTGATTCGCGATGCAATTGAAGAACGTAGTTG